ATGTGTGGACGTTTTGCACAAGCCCAAACCCGTGAAGAGTACCTGGCTTATTTGGCTGAAGAGGCCGAGCGCGACATTGCATACGATCCTAAGCCAATTGGGCGTTACAACGTGGCACCTGGGACTAAAGTTTTGCTCCTGAGCGAACGTGATGAGCAACTGCATCTCGATCCGGTTCACTGGGGTTACGCACCCGGGTGGTGGGATAAACCACCGCTGATTAATGCCCGGATGGAGACCGCAGCCACCAGCAGGATGTTTAAACCGCTTTGGCAGCACGGTCGAGCGATCTGCTTTGCCGATGGCTGGTTTGAATGGAAGCGTGAAGGAGATAAGAAGCAGCCCTATTTCATCCACCGTAAAGACGGCAAGCCCATCTTCATGGCGGCGATCGGCAGTGTGCCTTTTGAACGCGGCGACGAAGCTGAAGGATTTCTGATTGTGACCGCCGCCGCTGATCAAGGACTCGTCGATATTCACGACCGCCGGCCGCTGGTCCTGACGCCGGAAGCAGCGCGAGAATGGATGCGGCAGGATGTTGGAGGGAAAGAGGCAGAGGAAATAATTGCAGATGGCGCTCTGTCAGTAGACCATTTCACATGGCACCCGGTTTCCCACGCGGTGGGTAACGTGAAGAATCAGGGGCCAGAATTGATTGAGGCTATCAAAAGCCTATAGCTTTGATAACGTCCGGAATGTGCCAGGAGCGGACATGCCTTGAAACTTAATTATGTCCTTCGCCCTTCAGATGACCAAAGCATATGTGTATGTTATGCTAAATGATGAAAGTATTTTTTATGATATATTTATTAAAGATTAAAATATTACAGTTTCTTTTGATTTTTCGAGGTTATACGTGGCACCAATAGTTATCAATCCAATAAGTTATTCAAGATTCAATGCACTAGCTACATATGCTAGAAACCCACGAGTTAAATCCCATTCTAAGGAGTTAGAATGGTTCGAAACCTTCGACGGAAAAGTATTAGGCATGTTGTTGTTGGATACTATAGACTACGATTACACTGGAATTATATTCGCTCGAGATCTAAATAGAAAATATCGCTTCATTGATATGACTGAATTTGACGATAACAAAGCCAAAACAAAGAGGAGGTTATTAAATAAAATACGTGAATTACATCCATCAGCTGATGAGCAAGGAGTGCAAGGTGATGAGACTGTTGAAACAATGGATTTTTTTGTTGACCTTAATAAGCAAAACACCAACTCAGACTTTATTTTAGTAAAGGAATCGCCAGAGTATTCAGCGGCCAAAAACATTATAGAACCATTAATGAGATGGTACTCTGACATAGATGGGAATTTTGTAGAGCAATTTCAAACCACAGGGTTTAATCAAAGGGTCTGGGAGATACTCCTTTACTGTATATTTACTGAAAATGACTGCTTGTTCGATACTTCATTCAATGCTCCTGATTTTAACTTATTCTATGTTAATGGATTCAACAGCATACCATTCGCAATCGAGGCTACTACTGTTAATAAACCGGTAGATCGTAGAGGACTACCAATCCCAATACCAGAAGTAAACAGGGAAAATATAGAAGAATACAATAATCTTTTGGTAAATTATTTTCCAACTCGATATTCTGGACCTTTGCTTGCGAAATTGAAAAAGAAATATTGGGAGCAGGAGCATGTTACCGGAAAACCGTTTGCAATCGCTATAGCTGATTGTCAGTTCAAAGGTGCTGGTAATGTTAGTCACGACGCATTACCATTATATCTTTATGGTTTTCAACAAAAAGTAACATCCGAAGGTGTTGAGACGCGTGAAAAGATTGGTTGTCATATCTGGGGAACTAAGGAAGTTCCATCAGGTTTTTTTGAGCTTGAAGGGGCTGAAAACATTAGTGCAATATTATTTTCTCCATCGAGTGATATTGACAAATTCAACCGGATGGGGTTGAAAGATGGCTTTAATAACAATAAGTATAAAATCAGACGTACCGTAAAGTCACCTAATATTAACACTTGGGCGATCGAACATATTACAAAAATAATTCCAACCAAAAAATACACTGAGACTTGGGGTGAAGGTTTAGTCGTTTATCACAATCCTAATGCATTACATCCTTTCCCAATAAATATATTGCCAAATGCATCTCATTATCATGTAATTGATGGTAAATTGGTTGTTGATTTCAATAGTCTTCCTATATTAGAAGACGTGTCAGAAATTATAATATAAAAAAGCTTTAATTACTCATGACAGTCCGCTTCACGCCCTGAGACATTCGACAAGCTTTTTATGGCTTCAGTAAGGGCGACTTTCGCGCTTCCAGAGCCAGCAAATATTTCGCTTCGTCGTACCGGGTTCTGGTCTTCCAGCAGCGATAAATGATCCTTATCCATTTAAATGCCAGAGCCCGGATCGCCGACTGATGAGATTTCCCTTTTTCTCGCTGGCCCTGGTAATAAAGTCTGGCCCAGTACGATGAGTTAACCGTCTTCGCAGTCCATTCCACGAATGTCTGTCGGACGAACTTCGCGCACTGCCAACGCCAGTGTACCCAGGATTTCTGGCCACTTCGTTCTGTCACCGGTGCAATACCCGCGTAATTTTGAATTTCTTCGGCGCTGTTAAACCGATCACGGTTATCACCAAGTGCAGCAAGCATTCGTGGGCCCATACACGGCCCCATACCCGGAAGTGATTTGAACAGCCCAGCATCTGGCAATGAGTCAAACAGCGTTTCGATTCGTTCGTCATAGGTTTTAATAATTTCACTCACGACTTTAATTTGTGTCGCCAGTGCTGTTGCCATCAAAGCATTAGCCTCTATAACACTCGGATCCGTCGTCAACGGGATGGAATTATCAATACTCACAACACGCTGCTCGGTAAGGGCCATTGCGCGGCCTCCTTTGGCATTGAGAAAGTTGCGGATCGTGTCGTGCCTGGCTCGTTTTAGTTGTTGCAGACTGGGCCATCGCATAATCAGTTCACACAATAGCAAGCTACCCCGATGTGAGAACCACTCCAGGGGCTGAGGATAATACTGTTTAAGCGTGTTGATTAGCCGGTTCACAAAACGGCGTTTATCTTCAACCAGCTGACGACGCTGCTCTACCAGTTGCTGAAGTAAGCGAATATCCGCATTATCGGGTTCAATGGCCTTTATCTTTTGGGGATAGCGCAGCATTAACTCTAATGCCAGCTCAGCATCCTGTGGGTCATCTTTTGCGCCGCTGGGTGAGAAGGCCTGCCGGTAACGAGCTAGGGACAAAGCGTGGACAGGGAAAACGGTGATAAACGGATATTTTTGAAGAGCATACACCACGGGGCCCTTCTTCAGTTCGAGAGCTATAGCGATCCTGCCTTTTACCTTCTGATGTAACTCGGTAAGCCAGACGTCAAGCGCTTCTGCTGTATGTTCAATCACATGGAATACACGTTCGCCGTTCTTAAACTGAACACAGACATCGTGTTTTTTATCTGCCCAGTCCAGACCAACGTGTGCAGCAAATTGATTAGTCGCAGTCATCACCAACTCCTTTCATCGGGGATTGGTATGCATTCCACGCTCTTCGAAAGAAATATAGCCAGCAGTTATCTGCATGCCCTGAGTATTCGTTAGCGAACGTGGAGCACCTACTGGCTCGAAAGAAAAGCGGCGATCATCACGTGATTCTCGCTCAATATTCGTAACCAGTAAGCGCATACCCTGAATCACTTAAAAGTGTAATTCTCAGGGTGCGAATGACTATACCTCGCTCTAAGCGGACTGTAGTAACAGCATAACCACTACCGTTAATGGCCGAATCATCTAACTTTGAGAAGGTCACAGAACCTAGTAGTATAGCGCGGGGATAGCATTTCTCGTTTCATCTGCCAGACAGTCTGGATCCCCTGCCCTGCAAAATACACAGTTCCTCTTCCGTCTTTCGCATTGAGATGGTCGAGTACTTCCATGAGCTTTTCACTGTTCTTTCGTGGTGCGTTGTCATCAAACAGGTTGAGCTGCGCTACGCCCTGACTGTAGAAATCCCCAAGCATCACCCCTGCTTTTTGGTAGCGATGTCCGTCTCGCCAGATTACATCGAGGCATTTCGTCGCCGCGGTGATTATGTCCCTGCTGTCCTGGGTTGGAGTTAGCAGCTTTACTGATGCGCTGTTTCCGTAGTATGGCTCATTAAGCGCAAAGGGGCTGGTTTTAACGAACGCTGAAATGAACCGACAATACTGATGCTCGCCACGGAGTTTCTCCGCTGCGCGCGACGCATAGCTGCATATTGCCTGCCTCATCTCATGGTATTCCGTGATACGACCGCCGAACGAACGGCTGCAAACGATTTCCTGCTTTACAGGTGCGAACTCCTCAAGCCCAAGGCATGGCTCGCCGCGCAGCTCCCGCACGGTTCGCTCCAGAACCACATTAAAATGCTTCCGGATAAAACGGATATCGGTATCCGCCAGTTGAAGCACCGTTTTAATGCCCATTGCCTCTAGTTTTTTACTGATGCGGCGCCCGACTCCCCAGACCTCATCCACCGGAAGCAAAGCCATCAGCTTCCTCTGCCGTTCCAGATTCGACAAATCAACCACGCCTCCTGTCTGCCGCTGCCACTGTTTCGCTGCATGGTTGGCCAGCTTTGCCAGGGTTTTAGTCTGGGCTATGCCGACGCCGACCATGAGGTGCGTCCTGCGCAGAACCGTCTCGCGAATTTCCCTGCCAAAGTCGGTAAGGTCGCGACAGTTACGAACACCAGTAAGATCGCAAAATGCCTCGTCAATACTGTAAATTTCGCACCGTGGGGATAGCTCTTCAAGCGTCGTCATCACTCGGTTAGACATATCGGCATAAAGCTCATAATTGCTGCTAAACGCGATAATACCGTGCCGGCGAAACATGTCCTTTTGCTTGAAATAAGGCTCACCCATTTTGACGAAGGGCTTCGCTTCTGGCGAACGGGCGATCACACAGCCGTCGTTGTTTGACAGTACGACCACCGGACGCCCTTTCAGGTCAGGACGGAAAACAGTTTCGCAGGATGCGTAAAATGAGTTCACATCGCAAAGTGCAAACATCTCAGCAAGCCGATTTGATAATGTAAGTTACGACCCCGAACACATCAAGAGTATCCTCGCTACCCACGACTATCGGCGAATATGCAGGGTTCATTGGGTTAAGCTGAACCCGTGGATGCAGCTGCAGCTTCTTAACGGTAAATTCCCCATCCACAGCAGCAATAACGATATCGCCATGAACTGCTGTCCTTGAGCTATCCACAACCAGAAGATCCCCTTCCCCTATGCCGGCGTCTTTCATGCTGTCGCCGGCGGCTTTGACAAAATACGTCGCACTGGGATGGTTAACGAGCAACTCGTTCAGATCGATACGTTGCTCAACGTAATCCTGTGCAGGACTAGGAAAACCACATTGCACAAGGTCGCTGTACAACGGGAGCAGCATGATCTGACGTAACTCAACGGGCGTGTAGAACTGCATAATAGTCTCGCTCACATTAACACTGTTTTTATATACAGTAGTTTTAACAGGGCGACATATCAATATAGGCTCTGGCTATCAATTTACGCCATTGACGTAACACATTGATGTAACGAGTAAGGTTAGTCTGAAAGTGTTTTCAGGCCTTAGCTGTTTGATGGTTTTGCGAACAATGCGAGATTAAAATTTTTCAGCTATGGCAATGCCTTCATAGCAAATTGTTCACCTGCGATCTCTTGCATACGGTTCGCAGGTGAGCAAACTTAACCGGCTGGAAAATATTTATAAATCGTCTTCACCCCCTCCTATCACATAGGCCGCCGATACAATGTTTTAACTGCTCAGACCAGAAATATCTGGAAGCTTTAGGCATCTTCTTGGAAGATAGATGAGCGCAAAGACGCACACAGCAATGATGTTATGTAGTATTTTCCCCTTGAGTGTGCCTGCTCAAGGGGATTTTTTATCGCCGTATTGTACTGGCAAATATTTGTAAATCGTCTTCACTCCCACGCCTGTCACATCGGCCGCACGCTACTGGACAGGCGCTTAGTCCGGTATGTTTCTCGCGCTACTACTGCTTACGTTAACGTCTGGTAATGATCTAGCGGCGCGACGTAAAGCGGCGTTGAAAGCAATTATAGTGACCGGCCGGCGTTGGTACTTCACACGGTTAGAATGGCTCTGAAATAAAAAAACATCTTCTGGATAGCGTTCTCTTCTACGAGCAATGATCCCCTCCACTGGAGGGGTTGATTCAACACGTAGCTCCTTCAGGTGACCCTGTTTTCGTATCAGTATCAAGCCATCATCAATATCATCATATCGAATACTCAGCAGCCTTCCAGCGCTTAAACCTGTGTGAAAAATTAACGCCCACAAGTCTGCCCATGTATCTGAGATGGAAACAAGATTGCTGTTAATAGTTAAAAATTGTTCAAAACTTATTGTTTTCTTACCGTTCACGAACAAACCAAACTGTTTTCAAAACTGAAAGTACTTATTATCTCAAATGTTACATATCACGGGAAGGGCAGGAATCCTTGATCGCGGACGGCAGCAGGAAAGTATTTGTAGATCGTCTTCACCCCCACCCCTATCACATCTGCGATCTGTTGCCGGGTAGCGCCGTTCTCCAGCATTCTGCGGCACCGCTCCACCACGACTTCAGTCATTACCCGGCGGCGGCCGCCGACTCTCCCCTGCTCCCTCGCTGCGGCTAAACCCGCTCGTGTACGCTCGACAATCAGCTCTCTTTCCATTTCCGCCAGGGCGCTCATAACGTGGAAGAAAAAGCGGCCGGCTGGCGTCGAAGTGTCAATCGAGTCGGTCAGGCTGCGGAAATTCACCCCGCGCGCCTGCAACTCCGACACGAGCGTAATCAGATCGCGCACGCTGCGGCCCAGCCGGTCCAATTTCCAGACCACCAGCACATCACCCGGTCGCAACCGTCGTAATGCGCGCTTTAACCCTGGCCGCCGGGCATTTTTCCCGCTGGCCATATCCTCAAAAACCAGCTCACATTCTGCGCGGATCAGCGCGTTTTTCTGTAAATCGAGGTTTTGATCCCCGGTTGATACCCTCGCATAGCCAATCAGCATGTTGTAACCCTTTGAAATGGCTGATTGTAAAAAGCCGCGGCCATTCGCTCAAACCCTCGTTTTGGCGAAGTCTCTTTTTGGAGCAAAAAACATGGCCTTTAACCCGGAGCTGGGGAGTACGTCTCCCGCTGTGCTACTCGATAACGCTAAGCGGCTCGATGAGCTGGTCAATGGGGACGCGGCTACCGTTCCAGACCGTGCCGGGCAACCGCTGGATTCCTGGCGCGGAATGATGGCGAAAAACGATGAGATCAGGCAGAACCTGATCCCTCTCAGTAAGCAGTACGCGACGCTGGAAGCGGCGCAGGCGGACATTGTGAATATCCCGGTGGGCTCTACGACGTATTACCGTAGCCCTGATGATTCCGCGCTGGCTATCGAGGTCATTAACAACGCCGGGACGCTGCAGCCTACCGGGCGGAAAATGCCGTCACAGAAAACCGTTGATGATTTACTTAAGCATGTTGAAACCACAAACCTAATTTTCCAGCTCGTTGACATCCTCGGGTATCGCCAGTTTTATGCCCTGACATCAGGTGAATTCGGGACGGCAAAAACGATTATTAAACCAGATGGCATTGAACTGGAGGGCTATTCTCTGACCGTATCTGATGACAATGGAATATATATCGAAAATATTCTTGGTCAACGCGTCGTATTAGTTGATGAATATGGGAATGTGGCACCAAGGAGTTTGCGCGCTGCGCGAGATGGTTCGTTCGGCACAGATACGGCAATGGTGTCAGGAAATGGCCTTAATTTTAACTCAGGTGGCTCCCGGATTGATATTACAGGTCCTGAGTTTTTAAAGGTCTCTGATTTTCTTGGCCGGTCTAAAACAATTATTGATGCGAGCGGGAATCTGGTCGGCGGCGGTAGCGGTGGCGATATAACGCTGCAGGACAGAATTAACATTCTGAACGCGGAAAACCTGAACTATTACAGTAAAGTTCGCAGTCGGTATAACGCTGACATAGAGCGACTTGTGTTCGCTCTGTCGATGATCATCTGGTACGGGCAGTCTCTTTCCAGCAACCAGGAGGGATACCCTGCGCTCAGCAAAACGCCGTACAGCAATCTTGGCAATCTGATGCTGGGAAACTCACCTCGACCAAATACCCGGACAGGGGCAGGATTCACCCCGGTGGGGTCTGCCATCCTCAACCCGCTAAAGGCCGTCGTTCAGTCAGGTGACGGGTCGTATGTGATGAGCGATGCCGATGTTGCTGCACTGCCTGCCGGGTCGGGTAATGAGGGTGAAGGGGCCGTTGCTGCGGTTAACATGCTGCGCACGCTGTTTCTGCGTCAGGCAGCATTGCTAACCGACCCTTCTCGCCTGCTTGTTCTGGCAAGCTGTGGAGTCAACGGGAGGACCGTTGAGGCTCTGTCCAGGGGGGCCGTTCCGGAGCTGTATAACCGCATTCGTGAAGCTGTGTCTAAAATAAAGGCCATCGCGGATGGCGACAGCAAGACATTCGGCATCGGTGCTTTCTGTTTCCTGCAGGGAGAATGGAATTACAACCCTGGGTACGGCGGGGACTATACGCGGGAGGGCTATAAAGCGAAGGTGCGTCAGCTTTATAGCGATGTGATTGCCGATTTTTGCGCAGGACAGAGACCGCCTGCGATGTTCACCTATCAGACTGGCGGCACTTACACCATTGATACCTATGAGCTGGCGATCGGGATGGCGCAGCTGGATATGGCAACGGAGGGAGGGAACATCTATGGAGTCTGCCCGTCGTATCCATTCCCCAATAAGGATAGCGGGCATCTGACCAGTAACGGTTATCGCTGGATGGACATGTTTTTCGGCAAGGTCATGTTCAGGGTTCTGGTTCTTGGTGAGGGATGGGAGCCGTTACACTGCACAGGCGTTGAAGTTCAGGATGATTACGCACTCCTTAACTATGCAGTCCCGTATCCACCACTGCAGTGGGGGACACCATATGATGGGCGAACAGCTAAAACCTATGCTGATAAGGGGTTTCGGGCGACTGATGCAAATGGCGCGCTGGACATTACTGCCGCAGAGATTGTTGCTGATACGGTGGTAAAACTGACATTTTCCAGGCGAGTCTCCGGGAAAATCAAAATCTGGTACGCAGATAAAACATCACATAACGGAAATGGCTGTCTCAAGGACAGCGATCCATTCCTGGCAACTGAAAATTACGTGTATACCGCAGGTAGCGGCCAATATGCGGACGAAAATATTCCTGAACTTGTAGATAAACCATACCCGCTGGAAAACTGGGCATGGGCACAAATTATCGAGACAACTGTATAGCGGAGCGAATAAATATGGGTATTACTCTTTTCACTAATAATGCGTTTTCGTCTGTTTCAGACCCTGACGAATACTCGCCAGGGTTTGATGTGACGTCCCTTCGTCGCGCCGAAATATTTACTTATACAGGGATTGGTAAAAATCTTATGCCGGGGGAAGGCGGCCCCACTGTAGTTGGCACCCCGACGTTTATCACCGACTCGCCCTTTGTTCAGTTATCAAATAACGCGAACGTGGCGCATTTGAGCCTGGGAATTAATGATGCCCCCAAACAAACCTGGTTTTTGCTCTTTGATCCGAATAATGATTCCACGCAGAGAATTATCGCTGGTAGCTTTTCGGGGACTGCTGCCGTTACCCCACCAGGAGTATCTGTGATTGTAGATGAGGCTGGCGCGCTGGCCGCCATGCAGGGTATCCACTACACGGAAAATGACACTTACGGAACCGCGCGCGCAACTCTGAGTGCATTTAATAAAACAAAGCCGATGCTTCTTTGTCTTACCCTTGACGGCCAGACCACCAGGCTGACCGACATGACCAATAATGTTTCAGCGTCCCTCACTCTGGCAACAGGTCGTGAGCGAGCCCCGGCCCCCCTTCGCATCGGTAAAGGCGGAGTTACATACTGGGGATCAACCTCTGCAACCAGCCGACTTGGAGCTTATATGGTTTTCGATCGCGTATTATCTGATGCTGAGAAAATTACTGTTCATGACTATTTACTCCGTTGCATACAGGCGAAGTATCCATCATTGATTTTCTAAGCGGTGACGGCTGTCATAATACTGACAGCCGCTACCAGAATATTAATTTCCGTATTGTGCTCTGTAGTAAGCTTTAATCGCAGCAATATCAGATGCTGACTTCACTGCATCAAAGATGAGAATTTCTCCGTAATTAACATTATTCGCGGCAGTCGCCGCCAGTGTTAGGGGGGCGTTTTGATACGTGATTGCTGATGCCCCGGTTACGGTCATGGTACCGTCATTCACGTATACCGTCTCTATGTCCGTCACTGGATCGTAATTCACAATCACCAGGTCAATGCCGCTGGATAACGAAACACCTCCCTGCTGTGTGGATGCGCCTGTTTTGTAGTAGTACAGCTTATTATCAGTCTGAGCCTGTAGCCGTAAATGAGGGCCAGCAATAAGGAAGGTTGCCTGATTCAGATTGTCGCGTTTAAAAATAAATGCGTAAGCAAACCCCTTAGTTGCATTGGATGGGAAGATATTTTCTGAGGTCACTCCACCATTTGCTGTCAGAGCGCTTTTCATGGTTTTGATACCATTCAGCGCTGATTCTGAAATAGATGAACCCAGAGCCGTTAACATATCACCAGCTCTGTCTGCCAGTGTTGAAACCCGCCAGTCAAAATAGTGCGAGGGGTCCCAGCGGCAGGTTTTATCGTCGCGCTCGGAATAAGTTGACGCGATGCCGCTGTTAACAGCTACGGGAATTTGCAGGAAAGTCGTTTTAGCCATTTTGTTGTTCCTTTCTGAGAGATTGTACGGCGTAGTTCAGGAGTGCGCGTTTCGCCTGATACGCGCCAATAATTCTGGCTCCGCGTGCGTTGGGGTGCGGGTCTGCCGGGTTGGTGGTGGAATAGGCGTAGCCGTTCTGGAACGCAAAATTTGAGTTGCGGATAAGGTCACGAACGTTAAATCCCAGCATTCCATATTTAGCCTGAATGACGTCAAAAACCGCATCACGCTTAATGTGGTTGTCGCTGTACCAGCGCTCCAGAATAACAGGTACACCCGGCAGCGCATCCTGTACCCGCTCAACAATGGCGCTGTACCCGCTCATAAATTCCGAATCGGTCAGTGCATAATCATTCTCGCCGAGATTGATAAACACCAGGTCAGGAGCAAAATACTGCATCCAGTATTTCTGGTACGAGGCCGTCTGGTTCAGGTGATATGCCGCAGTCGCGCCGCCCCGAGCGTACCGAATAACGCGAACGCCGCCAGCAGAGTTGATGCAGTTGAAGCTGACAATCGCAGGATACCCGGCCTGACCTGATGCGGGCGGCTCTATCTCCAGAGAGAAACGGCCCGAAGCGGGTCCTAGCCCCTCAACACGCACTATCTGGATTTCTTCTGAACCCTCGGGTTGGTTTGTGATGGTAGCCGTCTGCCATTCCCCGGAGCCTGCTGGGCCAATGGCCCCATCGTCATTCCGGTCGGTTGCACGGAACCGGAACTGGCTGAAGGTTCCCACGTCACCCGTCCCGGTAAACCCGACCTCCACCACGTCATGCTGGTAAATGGGGTTGCTGCGGGACGCATCTTTTACCCGGAAAAACAAATTAGTACGACCTGACCACGGAACAAGAGCAAAATTTAGCGGGCCACATTTTTTGCCGTAGGTCTGGTTATCCACCCAGCCGGTGTAAGCCAATTCCATGTTCAGCAAGTCGCGACTTGCTGTATTGTCATTTGATGGGGCGAAGTAGCCTATACCACCGTGTCCCAAGTTAGCGGCAAAAAGGCTATACATAGCGTCAATGGCGCTCAGGCCGTCAGTGCCTGCGGTAAGAGAATCACCCGGCCCGCACATAATGACCAGGTATCCCCCGGTGTACGCCCGTTCCTGCATGGCGATGAGATAATTAAGCAGGCCTGTCTCCGGCAAAGCTGTCGCAGCTGACGACTCACCAGAACCCATCAACAGCAGTTGATTGTCAGCTCCAAGCACGGCGAACGGTGACGAGGCGTATCCTCTGAGAATTGATACTCCGGCATCCTGTAAAGAATCAGATGTGAGAAATGACGTCATCTCGCCGTCTGTACCGATGACAGCCAGTGGTTTTCCCGGTAAGCCATAACCGTATTTAATATCGGCTCCAGCATCGCGCAGCCTGTCACTGTCGGCACCATATTCAAGGACCTGATAATCAGTACCAATAATGACAAATTCATCAGTCCCATATCCTCTGAGAAACCTGACACCTGCGAAGGTAAACATGGATGGCATCTGGCGCCCGGTAGGCTGCAGCGTCCCGGCGTTGTTAATAACCTCAACCGCAAGAGCGCTGTCATCAGGGCTACGGTAATACGTGGTCGAGCCCACCGGGATATTAGCAATGTCCGCCTGTGCCGCAGCCAGCGTCGCATACTGTTTACTAAGCGGGATCAGGTTCTGCCTGATCTCATCGTTTTTCGCCATCATCTGGCGCCAGGTATCGAGCGGTTCACCGCCGCGGTCGTTAACCGTTCCTGCCGGACCGTTAACCAGCTCGTCAGCGCGCTTGACGTTATCCAGGAAGATTTCAGGCGTCGTTGTTCCCAAAGGCGGGTTAAGTTCGGCCATGTTTTTGCTCCAAAAAAGAGGCTTCGCGCAAACGAGGGTTTGAGCGAAAGAAAAGTTGAAAGGGATTTTTTTGGTATTAAGCAGCGTCGCCGGGGTATGTGGCGTCGTCGTACTGGTAGAATGATTCGAGGTATTCTTTAGCGGTGACCTGACAGGTTCCGTCTGACTGCGGAGCGATCTCCTCTACAATGGCGTCGTAGACGTGGCGCGTTGAGCCGCAGAACACCAGGCGGATCGGCTCGATGGTTGCCGACGACAGGTCAACCTTCATCGGGTCATCAAACTCGCTCAGGTGCGGGACTGACAGCTGAAAATCACCCACCCTGCTCGCCACCATCAGCCCGGATGCAGAGCCATCCTGATAGCGGATCAGCGCTCGGGGATTTTCGAAAGACCAGTCCAGCGGCTCCGTAACGGTGAACGTTGTCACGCCACCAGCCGTTGTCATCGCCTCCACCAGACAGGAAATCGTGTTGTTACCCGGAATATCATCCGTGAGCACAATGCGATCGCCCAGGTTGTAGCACAGCGCGTCCAGCTCGGTAGTGGTCTGGAACGTCACCCGCTGCTGCAGGTATTTCATCAGGCGACGCATGCCGATCTGGTAGGCGTGATCCTGATTCAGTACCCCATCGAGTTTGTAGTTCTCGATTTTCACCGGCGTGGGATTGTCCGGCGTCCGGCATTTAACGGTCTCCTCTGCCCAGGTAGTCCCGTTGATGTACGTCACGTCGACACCATCAAAATCATCATCTGAGGGCACGGTAAAAGCGCTCTGCAGCTCCTCCACCATCTCATGTGGCGTAATGATCCCCGTCCATGGCTTAATCCCCTCACGGTTGACCGTCGCCAGGCCATCACTCAGCAGAAAACGTGACTTCCCGGCATTGGCTATCTTCTGCAGCATTTCCAGCGCTGAGATACTGTCGCCGGTAGCAAAGTCGAAATACTCGCCGCGTGGCGTCCAGTATGCAGACTCCAGCGCGTTGATGGTGTCGACATCCATCTCCAGTCCCAGCGAGTTCCCGACATGCAGCAGCGCCCCAGAAATGGTTCTGGCCGTTCCTGAGTCATAGGCCCGCGTGGCCACAACGTTTACGCGGCGGTCCGACTGAGCCGCCAATTTGCCCCCCGTCTCAACGGTCACCGCCATCAGCGACACGCCGGGATAGGATGAAGGACGCGTCAGCAGTCGCCCGCGTAGTGCCTGCCAGTACATCGAATCCCTGGCGTTGTTTGAGCCCTGCTCATTGCGCCGACGGCAGCGAACCTCTACCAGTCCCGGAGAGCTGAGGGTGATCCGCTCAGTGAGACCTAACCCGTTGATGTTTTTAAGCGCGTACTCTCCCTGGTGACTCACCCACCCCGATCCGGAACCGTAGACGCGATACTGTATCTCCCACTCAACGTGGCGGATCCGTTTTTTGCCCTTACTGTCAAAGCCGCAAATACCGTTCGGGAAAGAGAAATTCACCTCGAACATATCCACGGTCTCATTTTCAGGGCAAACCAGGAACGGCCCAAGCCAGCTCAGCGTGTCGTTAAGGCCAGTGGCCTCATAATCGATCATCGTCCGGGCGGTGAATCCCGGCCATGACTCATCAACTGCACCATTAACCAGGCGCGCCACCGTCGCCGTTGTGCCGTCGGTCGAGACAATGCGGTACTCATTCCCGCGGTGAGCAAGTGAAAGCCGTTGCACCCCCTCCGGCATGCCGGAAAAGGCTGTTCCCGTGGCGCTGTTATAGGCAAGCGTCACATTCGCCGTTACCGCCGGGCTGCCGCCGGTTGATGCCGTGCCGGAGGTGTAAACCGGGGCATCACCGAAAACAGCTGCAGGCAGCGAAGAGGAGGTGATCGCTCCACCCGTGAACGGACTGGCCGACTCGGTTATCAGTACGGTGCCGCCGTTGTCCTGCGCAATCAGGCCGGAGCCAGTGAGTCCCTCGGTGATTGCCGCCAGCAGTCCCGACATCGAGACGTAGTTAGCCACCAGCGACACCGGATAGGTAACCCCCTGCCAGGTGATCGTGAACGTGCTGGAGCTGGTCGAAAAATCGTAGGTGGTCGGGGCCGCACTGGCCTGGAGTTTTGCCGCACTCCCCCCGGTGCCGGGCACTGCAGCCTGACCGGGGGTATATGACGCGATAAACAGATCGTAATCGACAGAGTTAAACCCCAGCGTCACCGGCATACCTACTACCGGCGCGATCTCCGTCAGCAGCGGGCTGGCGATAACACTGTATCCGGCCGCCGTGGTGATCTGGTAGTTCGCCGGGGCTTTCAGTTCGACCACGGCGCCAGCGACCCAGCTGGGCGGCAGCGCGTTATCGTTCTCGCCATTATCGTCATCATCATCCGTATCCAGCCCGGTAAACGTCACGCTCGATCCGGAGACGGTCATGCTGTCTGCGATAATGTCGTCTGCGTCCGGCGACGTCTGGGCCATATCCAGTCCGGTACCGGATGATGTCCCGCCGACCTCCGTACTGTTGACCCAGTTTTCACTGCGCTCATCGCCGGAAACGTCCGCTCCTGGCGGGTAATGGATGCTGCTGAAACCCGGCAGCGTTGAAGCTGGCGTACTGCCAACCCTGATATCGCCATTGGTATAAATCAGATCACCGACACCGAGACACAGCAGCATCTGGACGCGCATTTTCGTAGGATCGGCGGCATCGAACCGGGTAACCGGCTGCACCACATAATCTGGGTAGATACGCACCCGGCCAAACACCTCACGAATGGCATCACCGAGTTTTGCGGTGTTGGCCCGCGCCGGGTTCAGGTCGAGACTCCGCCCTGTGGATGAGGTATAGCCGCCCGTATCAATGGTGCTCATCATAAACAGCGAATAGGCTGCAGCGGCAACGGAGATACCGACGCCTATCCAGGCGATCGTAGCAGCCTCAAGCCCGAAAGGCACCGGATAAAGCCGGACATCACTATCAGGATGGATCACGCAAGTAGCCCATTCGCCAGGCGGAATTGACAGCCCCTCAACCTCAACGGTCAACGGTGGAACATCCCGATCTTCGTAGCCTTCAACATTTGCCACCAGCCAGCTGCGAATGGTGGTAACGCCATTTTCATGCGTTTCCAGTGGTTCACCGGGCAGCCGCGACGGGTAAAAACGAATGGTCATTGCCAGAACTCCACTTTGACAAATCGCCGCTTAAACCGCGACAACGGCAGAAAGGTGACGTTCGTTCCCGGATTGCATTCCGCCACATGCAGCAGGCCATCGATGTTGACGACGATCCCGACATGTGTGACGGTTGACCCGGAATAGCAGGCAACCCCGGCACCCTCGCAAGGTTCGCAATGTTCAAGAGTGAGCATCATCCGGCGCGCTTCCCGATCGAGGCCACCATCGTCTTTCGTGACCCCGGCAAAATCAGGCCAGAGAGGCAAGCCCAAATCGCTGCGTATCTCGTTCACAATGCCAAAGCAGTCAAGTTTTGGAAAAGAGCGACCGCCCTTCAGCCAGATGACCGAAAGGTACTTTTCAGGTTGAAACATGTAATTACCTCGTTGATGCGAAATCAATACCCTGTTGATGCTTCCAGGTTTTCCGATGTTACTGATTGGTGTACTCTTTTCAGAGCACAGCGATACCTCTAAAAGGAACAATAAATGTCAATCAGCTCAAACAGGACAGCGATAAGCAGGATTCAAAGAGAACTGGCTGATCTGCGAAAAAAAATAGCGGATGAAAGCAAAAAGGAAGCACAACTACTAAGCAGTATTAACCAGTTACAGAGAAGTATCACCAGTTCAACTTCCCCATCGACTGTTTCCTCCAAAATGTCTCAAATAGCCCGAAATACAAGCGACATATCCAAATGCAATGCAAAAAACGCCGAGTTATCAAAAAAAATTGCTGATAAAACTGCTGAACTTCATCGTTATGAGACACAATTGACTAAAGATGAAGAGTCCGAGCGCAAAAAGCTGGAAATTGCGCAAAAAAAACGTGAAAAAGAACAACAGGATTTACAAAAAAAAATTAAAGAAGAAATGGACTCACAAATACGGACCCTTCATAGTCGTATGCTCTCCAGTAAAACTGGTATCCACGATGCCATTAATGATGAAGATGAATCTCCGCAATATGATGTTTTTATTTCTCACGCCAGTGAAGATAAAGACTTGTTCGTAAGGCCATTTGCGGAGTACCTGAAATCTCAGGGCGTGAAGGTCTGGTACGACGAATTCTCTCTCGCATGGGGCGACAGTCTCAGAAAGAAAATCGACAAAGGACTTGCGAATTCACGTTTCGGAATAGTTGTTATATCTAAAAATTTCATTAAAAAACAATGGACAGAATATGAACTAAACGGATTAATCGCATCTGAAATTGAAGGGACAAAAAGGGTATTGCCAATCTGGCACGAAATATCCAAATCAGAAGTCATCAAATTTAGTCCATCTTTAGCTGATAAGGTAGCAATGAATACCGCAATACAGACATATGAGGAAATAGCGGATCAGTTAGTGACCCTCCTCCGATAAAACCCCAATTTTACAAAGTAATTCGAGCAGACGACACATATCGTATCCCTCACCGTAGGGTGAGGGTCTTAGCCCCTCAGAATAGGCAATATCTTTCGCAAGTAAAGCCCATGCCGGAGTTTTATCTGGAATTAGTAGTTTTTTTATTACGGCAATTTCATAGCGAACTTGTAATAGTTCAGATTCAAGTCTTTTTATCCTTTCTTCAGTCATACCACCTCCGGTTAAGACTAATAACGCAGTCCGGGGAATACAGGGAGCGTGTAGCGGTAACGCGGCCAGGCCATATCGAGGACATTCATATAGCCCGCGGTGATCTGCACCTCTGTCGCTGTCCAGGAGCCCGACTTGATTTTCAGCGTATACGGCACTTCCGCAGGGGCCGCTAAATCCGTGGAGATATAACGCCGGTACGTCAGCGATGCAGGCAATCTGTTAGCCAGGGCATTGCGGATCGCCGTGGACACAACACCATCGATATTGCACAGGGCAAATTTCAAATCTTGCGTACCGTCCGCATTGCGCGCCGGCAGCGCAATGTCTATTGCGCAGGCGGTAAACGTTACGGTATCGCTGTTCTCCGTCGTTGCCGTGATGTTCTCGTAACCCTGGCAAAGATAATGGACGTCAGAACCAATGGTGATCTGCAGCGTTTCAATGATCACCTCCGGCCCACAGCTGGCGTAGAGGCGTTTAATCTGCGTCATGCTTCGGCCACTCCTTATTCAGCGCAATATCCAGCAGTGAGCTGCCGACGATCCATTCCGGGTAATTACCCCATGGGGCAGGAGCAAGGGGGCGTTCCCATAATTCAAGCGTCGCCGTGTACTTCCAGTAAATCGGGGCCACCAGCACCGGTCCCTGATAAATATCTGTGAAGCGGCATTTGTAAAACTTAATGCCTGCCGGCGTCTGCAGTTTCATCATGAACCATGCAGCCCCGTCAGATAACGCATCACGGAACCAGGACTCAAACGCCAGTCCCTGCGCATCGGTTTCCATAAACCAGGTGATGCTGGCCTGCGTCGGCGTGGACGTAAAAGCTCGCCTTTGCCTCGCGCGACCGGTGGTTAACTGGGTTCGTTTTAACGGGCTCACAGGCTGAAATCCGTATCCTTCCTGTAATGGCATAGGGAGGCTGTCATGTGGGTAGTAGATATCAGTCATGCAGTCTCCCGGTAAAGTATCTCGAATAAAATTTCACCATTAACCTCAGGAGGGTATTCATTTCAGAATAAAGCACGATGGAATCGAAGAAATCTCTGATTTTTTGGTTCAAATTAACGAAGATAAAAATCTTATTAAATCGAAAAAAACACACAAGGCGATATATTTACCAACTCACCTCAAGAGCTAAAAGAAATAAAAAAAACAGCATTATCAATATATTAATTTTATTGACTTCAATGTAAGCTTACATTGTTTCGGCACAGCCCCATGTCAAAATAAAAAATGGCGATGCGCCGACAGGCAAGATACGTCAATTTGACTGCTTGTTTAAAAGCAACTCCTGAAGAAGAAGCGCAATAGAAACAAAGATCAAAACCCCACAAAAAACAATTTTTGCAAAATCATAGTTAAACACGGTTGTAAGCGTATCATTATTATATAAATG